TTATTTTAAATGAAAATAAAAGATATACAATGAAAGATATTGGATCTATTGATGATCGTGTATCTACATTAGAAGAAGTTACTACATTGTCTCTTCTAGAAAGCAAGGTTGAAGCACTTCAAATACAAGATGCAGAAGGATTTAATAGATTTAAGTCTGGATTCTTTGTAGATCCATTTAAAAATTACGATTTTATTAATAGAAAGAGATCTATTTTTGAATTAAATTCAAGTCTTAATGAAATTATTCCTGTTAGAGTAAGATCATCTTTAAAAATGCTTCTTGTTCCAAAAGATGCTACAATTGATTCTAATTATGATGACCAAACTAATTTCGAATTATTGGATTCCAATGTTCAAAAAACTGGTCAAACACTATCACTGGCATATAAAGAAATAGAATCAGATATTAAACAAATATTTTCCACAGAAAACAAAGATGGTGTAAAGGATACTGTAAATGTTAATCCATTTGAAGTTCCCATATATCAGGGAAGTATAAACCTTATTCCCACTTCAGATAATTGGTCTAGGACTGAAGTAATAGAAAAACAAAGTACTTTAGATGCAAATAGTTCAGATACACAAACCCTTAAACTTCAAGATACCTTCAACAAAAATATAAATTTAGATCTATCTTTAAAAGGAAAATCTAATGAGATTATCGAACTTAGACAAACACCAACAAACGTACAGATAGGAAACGCCTTAAAGGGCACAGATACTTTCACTGGATCAGGAAGTGATAGTAATAGAACTAGGTTTAAATTTAAAGCTCAGAGTGATACAGTAACTCTTTCAAATACAAATAAGTTTTCTACTCTAAAATTAACTGCAAATGAAAATGATCAATTTATGAGGTCAAGAAATGTTCAGTTTTATGCCGCTGGTTTTAAATCATTTAAACGTCTTTATGGATTCTTAGATGGGCAGAAAATTGATATAATTCCAAAATTATTAAAAATTACACCAGTTTCTG